GTTTGCCGATGCCTGCTTAGTGGATGAGGCCCTGAGAAATGCCAAGGGATTGAAGTATCCGGCTTTCTTGCATCGCTCCTGTGTTCCACTGGCAGAGGTCGATTTCACGGACAATCAGATGCGCCTGCCGTTTGCGGAGGTGCAAAAGCATGAGTTGATTATCGGAGGACTATTCTTATGACCCGCCACATACAACCGCCGCATCTGCCGGAGCAGCGCGATCTGCTGGACTGCATTATCGTAATGATCCTGTTCATCATTTTGCTCTATGTCCTGCCGTTGGAGGCCGCCGAGGTCTGGTTCCAGCGCCAGCCGAGCGACCGCTACTGGCACCGGGCATGTACCGTGACGACCGCCGGGGTGTCGCCTATTGAGCACTACATCCCGGATGGGGCGGTGATCGCGGTGAGGGATGGAGGGGTGCTGGTGATTTTGACGGAGGGGGAGAGATGATGCACAGACGCAGGCTGTATGACAAGTACCTGGAGTACGAGCGCAGGAAGAAGGCCCTGCCGCCCATGAGTTCGGAGGAATACGAGAGGGCGATACGGGAAATATGCAGGGAGTTGGGGATATGAAGAAAGACATAACGGAAATACTTGGGTATGTTACTGGGTTACCTGCGGATAATTACTACGAGAGCACGAAGGATTACGAGGTATAATTATGGACTGGTTTAAGCACCTCACATGCTCACATGAAGACCCAGACATCTCCGATGCATGGGATGAGTTCGGGGATGCTGCCATTGTTGTTTTTTGGACTACACTTGAGATTTATGGTCGTGAATTTTCCCATACCGCAGACGGTAAATTAATCATTTCCGTGAAGTATTTTGAAAGAAAACTGCGGAGAAAGTGGAGAAAAATTGAGAAAATTCTGGATTTCTTCAACGAGAGGTCGAGAATAATATATGAGTTATCGGACAACAAATTAACCATCACCATACCAAAATTCATTGAAGTTGCAAGCAATTGGACAAAGAGGAAACAAAAACAGCCTACAGAGGCACCTACAGAGGTAACTCAAGAGGCACCTACAGCTAAAGATATAGAAGAAGATATAGAAGAAGAAAGATATATACATACTCGGATCTTCGATCATTGGAACAACTGCCATATCGTTGTGCATAATAAACTCACCACGAAAGACAGGACCGCCATATCTGCCGCACTCAAAGACCGCCATGAGCAAGAGATCATCAATGCCATATCGAACTATGCAAAGATCCTGAAATCATCCGATTACTTTTTTAGCTACAAGTGGACCCTTATCGACTTCCTCAAGCGCGGTCTTCGTAAATTCGCAAATGAGGCGGACCCATTCAATAATTTCAAGACGGACAGAAACAAGGCCGCGCCTATATCGGAAGGAAACGACGATCCTAAACCCATGCGTACAATCGAAGACCTTGAGCGGAGCGGCCTCATATGACAGATCTCCCCCACAACCTTGAAGCCGAGAAGATGGTTATTTCGGCAATTCTCCAGTACCCGGAGATCGCCCCTGAACTGGTGGACATGATCGAGCCGGGAGACTTCTACAACCCGAAGCACGGAATCATCTTTCAGGGTGTGCGTGACCTCGTTACCAGGAAGGAGCCGGTTGATCTCGCCACGATAGCCGATACCGTTGACGTTCAGTTTCCCGCCGTCGGCTCCTACCTCTCTGAGATCGCTGACAAGGCTCCTACTTCCCAGGTTCAGAACCACGTGCGGCTCGTCCTTGAGCACTCGGCATTGAGGCAGGCGATATCCCTCTGCAATAAGTCCGTGTCCGACCTCTACAACTGCAACGGCAACGCCTCCGATGTCATAGACGAGATCCAGACCAAATTTCTCCAGATCGGCGTGAGGGGAACCAAGCAGCAGTACGAGACAATGCGGGAGCTTATGCACCAGACCATCGACAGGTACAAGTCGCTCAGGGAAGGCAAGGAGCGAGGCATCAAGACGGGATTCTTCCTTCTGGATCAGGCAACGGGCGGGTTTCGGGGGTCGCAGTTTATCGTAATAGCAGGTAGGCCGGGAATGGGCAAGTCCTCCCTTGCGCTCAACATGGCCGATTACTGCGGTCAGTGTGCCATACCGTGCGGGATATTCTCCCTGGAGATGGACAAGGAAGAGTGGAACGACCGGCACATAACCCTCAAGACCGGGATCAGCACATCACGGCTCAACAAGGACGGCGGGGCCGATGCCCGCGACTGGCAGAGCATCATGAACGCCGCAAGCGTTATAGCCGAGTACCCGATCATGCTCGATGATAACGGCGGATTAACCGTTGCCGAGATCAAGCGCAGGGCGCGGCTGATGGTCAAAAATGGGGCCAGGATCATTTTCATCGACCAGCTTTCCAAGATCAGGGGTAAGGGAAAGGACCGCTTCGAAAAGGCTGCGAACGTGGTTAATGAACTGTCCACCTTCCCCAAGGAAGTGAGGATTCCCATTGTCCTACTGGCACAGATCAACCGCGAGGCAGAGAAGCGTGGGGGGCAGGGCGTGACCAGGTGGACGCACAAGCCTACGGTATCAATGCTGAAGGACACGGGAACCCTTGAAGAAGATGCGGATATCGTCCTGCTCGTCTACAGGCCATATGTTTACACGAAGGCCAGGGAGGACGACGGTTTTGCGAACGTGGAAATAGCGAAACACAGGGGGGGCCCGACCCTGGACATAGAGCTGAAATGGGACGGGCGAAGAATGGCGTTTAGTAATCCAGACTGAAAATTGATATTAATAAATTAAATTGAGGACATACGATGATTACAAAGACATGCTTCAAATGCGGCAAAGAAAAACCTCTGGATGAGTTCTATAAGCACCCCCAGATGGCAGATGGACACCTGAACAAGTGCAAGGAATGTACGAGGTTGGATGTATCCGTCAATTATCGGGCCAAGCGTCACTACTACGCTGTGTATGAAAAAATGCGCGAACTGCGGGTGGGAAGAAAAGAGGCGAAGTTGGAGTATCAGAGAAAAAGAAGGGAGGCCAACCCTGATAAACATAAAGCCATGAATGCTGTGAGCTACTCCATTCGTTGCGGCAAACTCAAGAAGCAGCCGTGCGAAGTATGCGGCTCGGAACACGCACAAGCCCACCACGACGATTATTCCAAGCCGCTTGATGTGCGCTGGCTGTGCAGGACTCACCACCTGGAGCTGCACGGCAAGGAATCATACGAGGGAATCACCTACTAAGCGAAAGGAGATATGATGAAAAAATCCGACAAATACCCATATCGGCCATACTCCAACTCTCTGACAAAAGAGGACGACTGGATTATGCGGTCCATGGTCGTCTTCCTCGACAACAAGGGCCTCCCCTGGGCCGTCACCGAATACCGCCACGAGTACACGGTCTGGGTATGGGGCGAGGCGGTCACGCAGAACGGGAGCCAGAGCGGGAACACTGAGAAAATGCAGGGCAAAATCTACATGAGTGGCAACGACTTCGAGCGACTACTCGAAAACTGGCAGGCGGCCAATCGTAAGCGGAGGGCGGCATGAGACTGACATACGCACAGGAACAGCAGGTCCATTGGTGGGCGAAGAACACGACCTATACAATCGCGGAGATGGCGCGGAAGCTCGACTGCCCGAGTGTGTGGGTGGTGTGGGCGCTGGGTGGGCAAGCGCCAACCCCGACTGGGAAGATCGGTACGGAAAAGCGAACGAGAAAGGAACAGTAATGCGTTGGACAGAAGAGCAGTACCAGGATTTCTTGAGGAGGCGAAATGCCGGAAATAAAGATCATACTTCCGTTCCCGCTGCCCACATGGAACCGAATTCTATCCATGAGCCTGAAAGAGAGAATGCGCCTCAAGAAGTGGATCAAAGGTGCAGTATCCAAGTGCATTCTCGAAGGCATCGGCTCGCAGATGAAGACAATATCTCGGCAAAAGCTGCAATCGATGGGGTACGACGTAGCGGTTTACTTTGCGATGATTCGCCCGAATACGTCGAATCAGTCTCTTTTACCCAAGAAAAGATCCCGGTGGACCGGGAAGAAAGCACGGAAATAACAATACGTTGGTAGCTGGCCCTCGAGGCCAGGAAAGGAGCGTGAAATGAAAACAGGCAAATGGGTAATCATCACACTGGCCATTCTCGTAAGCATCGTCCTCGGGCTGCTGATCGGGAAGGCGGCGATGGCTGATATATCGATTCCGGCCCACAGGACGGCGGTGGCGGGTATGGAACATATGAGCCAGTACGTTGCATCAATCCCCGTGGAGCGACTCAACCACGGGCGAATAAGACGATAATCTGAATTACTGTTCTTTGAAAAAGAAAGCCCTCCGAAGAGGGCAGAATATTGACAAGCCTAAGCGGTTAATTTTTGGGCTTGCGGGGTTTGCCCTTTGGCCATCCTCCTTTTTTGGCGTTTTCGCGGCTGGCCTTGGTTTTAGCATCGGATTTTACAGAGCCTCCCTTGCGACCGAGAGCGGCGGCAGCAGCAGATACCTCGCTTGCCTCATAGACAGAGATAAATGCATTGGCCCACGGCATTTGTTTTTTTGCTAGTTTCTCGGCTGCATCGTGGGCATCTTGATAGCCCTCGTAATATCGAGTTACCCACGACTGCTTGGTGATGGTGTTAGTGGCAACGCCTCGATACATGACATCCTCCTTACTTTGGGCTACCCATCTGAGTGGGTGCATTGCTCTGTGTGACTGCGTACAGGATAACAGCCTGGTCTTTTGCGGCATCGGTATTTGCCGGGGTTGTCTTGGCAACCTTGCCATCCATCAGGCATACGATATTGCCATCAACCAACTTGAGTGTCTGATTGCCACGGACTGTAAGGGTTGCCCCGTTAGGGATCGCGTCAAATCCGGCCTTGCAAATATCATCAAGGACGACGGGATTATAGCTGTATCCGGTTACGCCCTCTGCTATCTGCCTTGCTCTCTCTGTTAATGTCGCCATCTCAACCTCCTGTAATTTTGTTTTAATCATGAGTATATAATAACTAATCGCTTGGGTATTGTCAATAGGGATAATCAATTATTTTTAAAATAGTCTGCAAACTGGCTCCTGGAGCCGAAAGAAAATTTAAAAGGAGATGAAAAAAATGAACAGACTACAGGCAATGCTGGTAACAATCATGATCGTTTCAGGGTTTTTTCTGGTCGCTGCTGGCCCGGCCCCTACGCCCACGCCAGAGCAGCAGAGAGCAACGCTCCAGGCAGAAATTAAGGAGTTGTCGCAGCAGTACGAGACAGAGCAGCTCAAAAAAGAAAACGCGACACTCCGCATGGAGCGTATCGCAAAACGGGCGGGTGAGATACAGGCCGAACTGAAGAAGCTTGAACCGAAGAAGGACGAGAAAGAGGGGAAGAAGTAGAGATGACGAATCCGGGTATTTGGCATATCGGGAGAAAGGCTATTATCCAGTATCTACAACCTTATCTCGATTTGCCATCTACCCAGGAATACGCATGGAGAAAGATTCTTCGATGGCGGCAGAAATACGGCCTGCCTATTGAATCACAGCCGAACGGAAAGCCGTATATTGATCAGATCGTGTTCTTGGAATACTGGTCAAGGTTCCAAAAGAAAAGAAATTTCAAACGTGACAACCTTATGACAACCCTATGACAACTAGAAATTTATTTCCAATATGCTCACACTCATACCGATGAGTGAGAGATCTGACAGCCTAGCCAATGATTCAAAAGAGGCAGCAAAAGAAGCCCTCGACGAGCGCACAAAAGCCTTGGAAAAACATGGCATTACCTTTGATTATCTCGCAAAGAAGCTCAAGAGAGAGTTGAATTGTAAAGTCACGAAGACGCAGAAGGTCAAAGGCTCGCCCGATGAACTCCCCAAGGGATTCCGCAAGATAACTACTACCGGCATTATTGAGCGCAAAATGATCGATGGAGAGATGGAGAGGGAGTATTCGGACGGCGAAAGCCTCATCCAGTGGGATGAGGACGCAATGGATATCCGGCAGAAAGCCCGTCAGGACGCGCACAAGCTCCGTGGCGATTATCCTGCGGAGAAGCGGGAGCACACGCACAGCATTACGGGATCGCTCATTGACGATCTCATGGCCGCAAAAGAAAAGGCGCACGGGGGCAAATGATGGGCCAAGCCGTGAAAGACATCAGCTTGTCTCAGGCCCTGGCAGAGTTCTTTTCCGACCCGCTCGGGTTCGTACACTTCTCCTTCCCCTGGGGATCGGGCCAACTCAAGAACGAGCTCGGCCCCGATGAATGGCAGGCGGACATCCTCAAAGCCCTTGGCGACGGAAGCCTCACACCGCAGAAAGCCGTGCAAATAGCCGTAGCATCAGGCCACGGCATCGGCAAGACGGCTCTTATTGCATGGATAATCCTCTGGTTCATCTCTACCCGCGTAAACCCTCAAATCGTCGCTACGGCCAACACCAAGACGCAGTTGGAAACCAAGACCTGGCGTGAGCTTGCGAAATGGCACGGACTCCTGAAGTACAAGCAGCATCACGACCTCCTGGAGTGGACCGCAACAAAGTTCTATATGATCGACTACCCGGCCACCTGGTGCGCCAACGCCATTCCCTGGAGCAAGGAGAAGTCGGAGGCGTTTGCCGGAACCCATGAGGAAAACGTGTTGGTGCTGTTCGATGAGGCCAGCCTGATAGACGATATTATCTGGGAAGTCACCGAGGGGGCGATGACAACGCCCGGGGCCATGTGGGTGGCGTTCGGCAACCCGACCCGGAACACCGGCAGATTCAGGGAGTGTTTCGGTAAGTTCAAGCACCGCTGGCTCACACGTCAGATCGATTCACGGACGGCCAAGAAGACAAATAAGGAGCAGATCCGTCAATGGATCGAGGACTATGGAGAGGATTCGGACTTTGTCCGCGTCCGCGTCAAGGGGCAGTTCCCCCGGGCATCCTCGATGCAGTTCATCCCCACGGATCTCGTTGAGGATGCTCTCGGCAAGGTCTACCACCCGAGTGAATACATGTACGCTCCGAAGATCATGGGCGTGGACGTTGCCCGGTTCGGTGATGATCAGAGCGTGATCTGTAAGCGGCAGGGGCTGGTCTGTTTCGAGTTCATGAAGTTTCGCGAGCTCGACAACATGACCCTGGTGGGCGTTGTGGCGCAGCAGATCCAGGAGTTCAAGCCCGATGCCGTGTTCATCGACCAGGGCGCAGGCACGGGCGTAATAGATCGGCTCAGACAGCTTGGATATGAGATCCAGGAGGTTCCTTTCGGCTCCAAGCCCTCTACCCGTAAGTATTTTAACAAACGCGCAGAGATGTGGGGAAAGGTTAAGGATTGGCTCAAGCAGGGCGGTGCGCTGCCGGCAGATGATGAAATCAGAAATGATCTGATAGGCCCTGAGTACGGGTTCAGCGCATCCGATTCCATCCAACTGGAGAAGAAAGAGGACATGAAGAAGCGCGGCCTGTCTTCTCCTGATTGCGGCGATGCCCTTGCGCTGACATTCGCTCACCCGGTTCATGTCTCCAGGTTCGAGGACAGGCACATTGAGGCCAAGGCGCAACAGCAGACCTACGACCCCTTCACCTACATGACGGAGGCGGGGCTATGACAAAGCGTTTCCTCGAATCATTCCGACACCTAATAGGCTTTGAAGGCGAGTATTCCAACCAGCCGGCGGACCGCGGCGGGGAAACCAAGTACGGCATCAGCAAGAAGTCATACCCAAACCGCGACATTGCAAACCTCACGCTCGAGGACGCGAAGGCAATCTACTACGTCGATTTCTGGCATGCTCTGCGGCTGGACGAGGTTGAGGACGACCAGGTTGCCTTTGAGATATTCGACACGGCGGTAAACTGCGGCACAAGGACGGCGGCAAGGATCGCGCAGAAGGCACTGAAGTTTCTCGGCTCCAGGTTGGAAGTTGACGGTATCATGGGCACCAGGACGATCAGCGCGATCAACACATGGATCAGGCACGACCCGGAATTACTCCACAAGGCGCTCAACGGCTACCAGTTCATCCATTATGCAAAGATCATAGAGGCCGATGAATCACAGCTCGCGTTCTCCCGGGGATGGCTCAGGCGGATACAATACTACCGGAGGAAAGCGTGATCGGAATAGGTGAGGGGCTGGCAATACTGAGCGTCTGCGCACCGGTGACCGTGGCGATAATCAAATTTGTTCCCCCACGGAATACCCCCAACCTCCTCAACGGCACATACGTCAAGAAAGACCTCTGCGACGAACGCAGCAGGAACATTCAGGAAGACATTCGGGAGATCAAGGAGATGATCGGAAAGGTGTTCAACAAGCTGGAGGCGAAGCCATGAGCGCAAAAGACGAAATTAAAAAGGTGGTCAAGGAAGGGATCAGGCAGGGACAGGCCGAGGTCGGCGCGCCGCTTCCGCCTCTGACCAAAGAGGACCGGGAGAGGTCGGCAAGAAGATCGTCGCGGCCTGGTATGTAAGACTGTGGAGATACCTTTTCGGATGAACGATCTGTCCCGCTATCACATCCACCGCGACAAGATGCAGACCGGGGATCTCCTGCAGTTCTCCGGCAACGGCATCATCAGCAAGATCATCAAGGCCAGGACGGGCAAGTTCTCCCATTCCTCCCTGGTGATCAATTTCAACGAGTACGGCAGGCGCATGACCATGACTGCCGAGCCAAGGGGTGTGTATCCCGTCCTGCTCTCCGAGTACCTGGGCGAGTATGACGGCCGCGTGTACTGGTATCCCCTCAAGGACGAGTGGGATGCACGGCGCCGACTCATCGGCGGCAGGATGCTCGACATGAGCGGCATCGGGTATGATTGGGGATCTCTGTTCACTCAGGCGATTGCCAAGGTGTCAGCCAATCCCCGGCGGCTGTTCTGCTCCGAGCTCTGCTTCCTTGCCTACGGGTTCGACGGCAAGGCCCCCAACCCCTCCGAGATGCCCAAACTCGGCATATTCAAAGAGCCCGTGAGGATACTTTGATGAGCGCAGACCTGACCCTGCTCAAGAAGAAGCATGAATACCTCAAGAACAAGCGCAGGAGCTACGAGAGCCTGTATCGCGACCTCTCCGACTATCTGGCGCCTGATCGGGGCTTCTTCGATGGCGAGGAGCCCGGCAAGGAGCGAACCGACAGGTACAAGAAGTTGATCGACCCATCAGCTACGATTTGCTTGAATTATTTCGCTGCCGGGATGCAGGGCGGCCTGAACAGCCCGAAGAGGCCGTGGCTCAGGCTCCAGACCAACGACCCGGACATGAACAAGTACAAGCCGTTCCGGGAATACTTCTCTGCCGTGGAGCATATCCTCTATGCCATTTTCGCGCAGAGCAATTTCTATACTGCGACGCATAACATCTATCTTGAGCAAGGCACGTTCGGGACCGGCTGTCTGCTCATGGAAGAAGATTTCAACAAGGTGGTGAGATTCACTGCCCTTACAGCCGGCGAGTACTGGATAGACGTAGGCGATGACGGCAGGGTGAACACCATGTACCGCGAGCTCTACATGCCGGCGCGAAACATCGTGAGGCGATGGGGTAAGGAGCGGGTGACGGACAAGGTGAGGACGGCTGCGGAAGGCAATGACCCGTTCCATCTGTTCAAACTGATTCAGGTGGTGGAACCGAGAGAGGGCAGGGACACATCCAAGATAGACACGCTCAACATGCCGTATTCGTCCGTATATTTCGAGCCTGATGGTCAGGATGTCCTCGGAGAGAGTGGGTTCGATGAGTGCCCGATTGCGGCTCCCAGGTGGAGCGCCGTCGGCTCTGCGGTCTACGGCACGGGACCCGGCCACATGGTTCTGAGGCAGGTCAAGCTGCTCCAGGAAGAGAACATGACCAAACTCAAAGCCGCTCACAAGATGGTTGATCCTCCCGTGATCGGCCCCACGGCCCTGAACAAGAAGGGCATCAATACCCTCCCGGGCGGGAAAAACTACATGGACGCAGACAAGATCGCTCAGTTCGGGGCGCTCTATAACGTCAACTACGACATCAACGCGGCTATCGAGAGCATCCATGACGTTCGGAACATCATCGAGCGGATCTTGTACACGGACCTGTTCATCATGATGGTGGAAAAGGATAACATGACGGCAACCGAGATCCTGGAGCGCAAGCAGGAAAAGCTGTTCACTCTCGGTCCCGCCATTGAGAAGCAGACGGATGAATTGCTCGATCCGGTGATAGATTTCACCTATTCGGCGGCAGCGCGGAGGGGGATCCTCCCTCCCGCTCCCCCCGAGCTTCAGGGTGAAAACCTCGAGATCGAATACATAAGCACACTCGCACAGGCTCAGAAGCTGGCCGGTCTGGAGCAGATGAGGGCGTATGTCGGCGTAGGTATGGACCTGGCGCAGCTCAATCCCGAGGTCGTGGACAAGATAGACGTGGACGCGATCATGGATGAGGCGGCTGACGTGACCGGGATTCCTCCCAAGTGCAACCGTTCCAGTGACGAGACAACGGCGCTGAGGCAGCAGAGGCAGCAGCAGCAGCAGGCCATGATGGAGCAGGAGCAGGCTAACCAGGAGGCGGCACGGATGAAGGACCTGGCAGGGGCCAGCCTTGAAGGAAAGAACGCACTTACGGCGGCGCAGGAGGCCATGGAAGGATGAAGTCGGACCTGTACGAAGACGCCTCCCAGAAGGTCGCTGAACTTGCCGGGGATCTTGAATCCAGTATCCGGCAGGCAATCAAGGACCTGACCACGACACCGCAGGGAAGGGAATTTCTCTGGTGGCTGTTGGAAATAACGACGCTCAAGGTGGAGACGTTTTACGGCAATTCCAAGGACGCATTTTTCGCAGGGAAGCGCTCCGTTGGCCGGGAGATAGAGCACCGGCTGGCGGCTGCAAGCCCCGAGGTCTATGTGTCCATGATTAAGGCGGGAGAAGCAAAGACTTAAGTAAGTGAACAAACCGGGTTCCGGTTCGGGCTGATCACCTGGAACGGACGCAAGAATAAACGAGAGAGCCGTGTGGGGCCACACACCCTACGGCTCTCTTTTTTATTGCCCGGACAAAACTGGAGGAAAGAACAATGGCAGAAGAAGGACAGCAGACTCAAGGCTCAACGGGTGACACCGGACAGGGCGGCGGGGAAGCGAACTGGTACGATTCGATAGCTGACGAGGCCCTGAAGGGCAACGAAACCCTGAAGACCTATGACAGCGTTGAGTCATTGGCAAAGGCGCACCTCACGGTACAGGCCGAGGCCGCGGCACTCAAGAAGCAGATCGAGGACAGCAAGCCCGTGGTCCCCGAGACACCGGAAGCCTACGAACTCCCGACGAAGTTCGAGGGAATGCCTGACGATATTGCAACCGAGCTTTCACAGTCAATGGCGAAGGTGGCTCACGCGGCAGGACTCAGCAAAGAGCAGGCTGCCAAGGCGTATGACGCCCTCATGGCATACGAGCTCCAGGAGCTGAAGGACGCAGCGGCCGCTATTCAGAAGCAGGTCGCGGAGACTGAAGCCGCACTCAAGAAAGAGTACGGCGATAAGTACGCGGAAACCATGAACAACGCTTTCCTGCGCTGTTCTCAGATCGCGGGCAAGGTCGGCATCAAATCGGAAGACTTCAAGGCATTCCTCGACGACACCGGCATAGGCGACAACCCCACGTTCATCAAGTTCGCGATCTCCCTGGCAGACCTCATTTCGCCTGACCACTTCGCACGGAACGCGGCGGGAGACACCAGAGGGAAGTCGGCGGCTGAAGTTCTGTACCCAAGCATGAGCAAGTAAAAACAAGGAGATATAACTATGGCTACAATCGGAACAAAGCTCACTCTGGCAGATTGGGCAAAGCGGATAGACCCGGGCGGCAAGGTGGACAAAATCGTCGAAATGCTCAACGAGACTAACGAGATCCTGGACGATATGGTCTGGCTGGAAGGGAACCTTCCCACCGGACACCGCACGACCATCAGAACCGGTCTTCCCTCGGCGACGTGGCGCAAACTGAATTATGGCGTTCAGCCTTCCAAGTCTACCACCATTCAGGTGGATGACACCTGTGGAATGCTGGAGGCATACGCAGAGGTCGATAAGAAGTTGGCCGACCTCAACGGCAACACGGCAGAGTTCAGGCTCTCCGAAGATCGCGCATTCATCGAGGCCATGAACCAGGAATTCGCGGACATCCTGATCTATGGCGACACCGACACCAACCCCGAGAAGTTTCTCGGCTTGGCTCCCCGGTATTCCGACATCCTGTCAGGCGCCAGCTATGGCAAAAACAACGTGCTGGATGCAGGCGGCAGCGGCGATGACACCAGCTCCATCTGGCTCGTTGTCTGGGGGCCGAACACCGTTCACGGCATCTTCCCCAAGGGAAGCAAGGCGGGCATCGAGACTCAGGACCTGGGCGAAGTCACCCTTGAGGACTCGGCAACCCCGGCGGGCAGGTATCAGGGCTACCGGACCCATTACAAGTGGGAGTGCGGGCTGTGCGTTCGTGACTGGCGGTACATCGTAAGAATCGCCAATTTCGAGACGGCCATTGCCAAGACCGGAGCAACCACCAACGGCGTGGCCTCCGCGAATCTTCTGGCACAGGCCATGAACTGGATACCGAACCTCCGCATGGGCCGCCCGGTGTTCTACTGCAACAAGTACCTCAAAACGCAGTTCGACCAGTTGGCAATCAACAAGTCCAACGCCTTCTATACGGCGAATGACCCGTTCGGCAGGCTCCAGACGAATTTCATGGGCATCCCCATCAAGAAGGTGGACGCGATAACCTTCGAAACAGCCCTGTCGTAAGCCGGGGAAAGGAGAAGAACAATGATACTGGATAAAGATCTTTTGCTTATGGACGACTCTTCTGTTGCACACACAGCGGGAGCGGTTGCTTTCGATAACGTGATTGACCTTGGCGTTGCTCACCGGGGCAGCGGGAAGCCGCTCAAGCTGTTCTGTCAGTTCACCGAGGGCCTGGATTCAAACGATGGAAAAGCAACCATCACCATCGCAATCGCGGGAGGTGACACGGTTGCTCTCGGCACTACGCTGCTCACGACCGGCGCAATCAATGAATCGACAGCCATTGCCGGGTACAAGCCGCCCCAGATCAACGTGGCGCTCCCGGATGACTGCCCCCGGTTCATTGGTGGCACCTACACCATCGGAGGCGAGACCTCCACGAAAGGCAAGCTCACACTCGGTATCGTCGAGGACATCCAGTCCAACAAAGACCCCGTTGCTCTCGGCCTGACCTCGTAAGGGGGTGAACCATGGCGTATGTGTGCGTAAATAAATGCTTTCACCGTGGAAGGCTCTGGAAGAGGGGCGATGAGTACGTTCCGGCGAAGGATGAAAAAGTCCCTCATCATTTCATCGAGATGAGCGCCGGAGAGAAGCCCCCCGAAGAACCAACCCCGCGGCTCGGGACCAAGGTGGCCAAGATGAAAGAATTTCCATCCATGAAGGCTCCGGGCAAGGAAGCATTCAAAAAAGGCGAGTAGCACAGACAGGGGAGGGTCGAACAAGGCTCTCCCCGCTTTCAAGGAAGGCATGATGAAAAAGGAACGAATCGGCTTCATGCTGCTGGCTTTCCTGGCGGTCTTCTCTTTCGCGGGGATCTACGGCGGGTTCGTGACCGGCACTCTCGGAAAGATCGCGCTTATAGACCCTCCGGCAGAGGATTACTGCGGACTGATCCAGAAAGTGGTTCCCATGGAGGATGTTTCCTTTGGGGATGTCGTTTACATCACCAGCACGTCAGGCCCGGGATATCCTTATGTTGCAAAGGCCGACGCGGACGCAACCACGACACTCGGAGATATCAGAATCATGGTAGCCAGCGCGAACAGCATGGGTCCTGCCCCTTCTCTTGTGGAGGGCATTATTCATCACCCGGCGTATGCGTTCACCTCCGCAGGGCTCCCGGTGCATGTCTCCAATACCGCAGGGCTTTGCACTACAGTCGACCTCTCGGCAGGAGAGTACAGGCAGATCATCGGATACAGCCAATCGCCTGGAGTTCTGAAGTTCAGGCCGTCATACAATATCACAGAGGTCACGGAGTAGCCCATGGCCTCCAAGTCGAACATATGCAGCATGGCGCTGTCCCTGATCGGATGCAGGCCGGTCACGAGCCTGGACAGACCGTCCACGGAAGAGGAGCGCCAGTGCCTTTTGTGGTGGGATCATAGCGTTAAGGAAGTCCTGGAGAAGCATGACTGGAAGTTTGCTAGGAGATACGCCCCCAATCTCGCGGTGAGCACTTCACCAAGCGGCGAGTATGACCATGCCTACCAGCTGCCCAATGACTGCCTGGTGCTGCGGTATCTGTGGGATGATGAGGCAAAGCAGCGCGTCACGGAAGAAGAGTACGAGCTTCAGGGCTGCTCCATCCTCACGGACCTGGACATCGTGAATATCGTCTACACCAAGAACGACGAGAACACCGGCGGGTATCCCGGCCACTTCGTCAAGGCGCTGATCTTCCTCCTGGCCTCATATCTCGCGTACAAGCTGGCGGAGAAGGGCGGCAGATCGGACGAGATGCGGGAGAAGTACCTCCTTGCGCTCCATGAGGCTGTAGAGATCGACCAGGCACAGGGCAACTATCCCGAGGACGAGAAGGATTCATGGATGGAGGCCGCAGGCTACGATGGGTGATTCCATCACCAGGATACAACCATCGTTCGTATCGGGCGAGCTTTCCCCGAGGCTTCTGGGCAGGATCGACCTGGACAAGTACGCTTCCGGGTGCAGCGACATCACGAATATGGTGGTCATGCCGCAGGGCGGCTTGCAGAACAGGCCGGGGTTCCGGTTCATCGCGGAAGCCAAGACCCATGCAAGGAAGTGCAGGCTCGTGCCCTTTCAGTTCAGTATCACACAGGCATACATCCTTGAGTTCGGGCATCAGTACATTCGTTTCTATGCGGACGGCGGACAGGTGATGAATGGGGCGATCCCGGCTGAGGTTGCGACCACCTACACGGAGGAAGAGCTTCCCTACCTGAGATTCGCGCAGAGCGCGGACGTTCTTTTTATCACACATCCCGCCCATCATCCGGCCATGCTCTCAAGGACGAGCGCTACAAGTTTTAATCTGGCTCCTATCTCCTGGACATGGCCGGTATTTAATGCAGAGAATGCAACAGAGGTCACGGTGACCCTCTCCGCAGTGCTTCCACCAAGTAGATATAATATCGAGTTCTCCAGTGCGGGGTTCTCAAGGGGTGGCGTGGGGCTCACACAGAGCCACGTGGGAATGTACCTGTACGTCTATGAATACAGGGGCGATCCTCCGGCGGCAACCAATAAGGTATTGCTCCAAATAAAGACCGTTACTGACGCCACCCACGGGACGGTAGAAACGATTCGTGAATCCGGGCAGCCGTTCGTCGGTATTATTCCGACAGACCCGACAACTTATTGGGCGGAAGGCGCATTTAATGAGGTTTACGGGTATCCACGGCTTGTGACCTTTTATGAGGACCGGCTTGTATTCGCAAGCTCTACCGACTTCCCGCAGAGGATATGGCTCTCCTGCACCGGGGATTATTACAACTTCCTGTATGGGACCAACAACAGCGACGCCATAGCGCGGAGCATCAACGTCGATCAGGTCAATCAGATAGTTTGGCTCAAGAGTGCCAAGAAGCTCCAGTACGGCACGGTCGGCGGGGAAGGGCATCTCTCCTCCGGCGGTTCGGAGGCCGTATCCCCCACGAAGATCAGTACCCTCATGGAGAGCAGATACGGCAGTCCCGCCGAGGTGGACCCGGTGCTCATCAACGACGAAACCGTATTCCTCCAGAGGCCGGGGAAGACTCTCAGGCGGTATTCGTACAATTACGAGAGTGATTCTTTCAGCGGCGAGAACCTGTCGATACTGGCCGAGCACCTGACCATGAACACCAATATTACGCAGATCGCCTATCAGCAGACGCCATACGGAATCATCTGGTGCGTGACTGCGGACGGAAAACTTCTCGGCCTTACCTATGTTCCCGAACACAAGGTTGTCGCATGGCACAAGCACACGACTGACGGAGAGTTCGAGAGCGTGGCAACCATTCCCGGTGATACGGATGATGAAGTATGGGCGGTGGTAAAGCGGACCATCGGGGAGAGCACATATCGATTCGTCGAGAGGCTGGATCCGTTCTTCACCGACTCCGACACCGATGACGCTTTCTTTGTGGACTCCGGGCTCACCTATGACGGGGAAGCAACGACAACCATAACCGGGCTCGATCATTTGATAGGCAAGACCGTTGCGATAGTGGGCGATGGAGGGGTTATCGCAAGCCAGACTGTAAGCGCGGAAGGCTCGATCACTCTGCCCTATGAGGCGTCCGTGGTTCATGTTGGGCTTCCGTACACATCGAGCATGGCTACAGTGCCACTCATGCTTCTTTCAAATGACGGCAGGGTGATCGGAAAAAAGAAGCGCATAGTCAAGGCGTTGCTCAAGTTCTACATGACACACGGCGCGGAAGTAAGCAGCGATGGAGAGACATACGGCACGGTGCACTTCCCCCTCGTAAGCAATCAGGTGACGCTGTTCACAGGCGATAAGGAAGTGACGCCTCCCGGGGGCTTCGACCTGGAAGGGAAAATCTATGTCAGGCAGACGCTTCCGCTGCCCATGACGCTGCTTGCGATCATGCCTGACGTATTTCTGGAGAGGTGAGACGATGCCTTGGTACAAACCGAAGGATATGTGGAAGAAGAGTAAGAAGTACATAACGGCGGCTGTAGACAGATATATCAAGCCCGGCGTTGAGTTCACCTACAACGTGGTCTCCGGGGAATACCTGAGGCAGGCGCCGGGGAAGGTCAAGGAAACGGTGGAGGACATAACCGGCGTTACTGCGATGGAAAAAGCCGCAAAGATACAGGAGCAGACCCTCGAAGAGCAGAAGCGCCAGTACGAGGAGCAGAAGGCGGCCGCTCTTGCCGAAGAGGAAGCCCTCGCAAGGAAGGCCGAACAGGAAAAGGCCGATGCGTCGGCATCCGCATATCGCAAACTCGAAGAAGATCGGCGAAGAAGGGCGGCCATGAAGGGAAGGAGCTCTACCATCCTGACCAGCTCTCTCGGGGACACCGGGCTGACCGTACAGAGAAGAACACTCCTGGGGGGATAAATGCTCGAATTATTGGCACTTGCGGCAATGGGCGGCTCATCTCTTCTCGGAGCTTATGGCTCGTACCATGCGGGGAAATCGTCCCTTGAGTCCGGCAGGATTGCCCTTGAAGCCGCAAGACTCAACGCCGATTGGGAGAAGACGAGCGGGGAGATAGCTAGCAGGCGCTACATGGACCAGGCAAGGCAGGCCAGGACCATGACCGCCGTGAATCTCTACCGTCAGAAGCAGTATTCCGATTCCGTTGCGAGCTCGCAGAGGGCCGCGATTGCGAAGTCCGGCGGCTCCCTGGACGATCCTACTTCTCAGCAGATATTCATCAGGACCGCCGAGGACGCGTCCTTGGATGAATGGCTGATCCGGTACGGTGGCTCCATGGAAGCCATGGGGTACGAGTACGCGGCGGCGGATGCCAGGAGACAGGGCACGATGGGCGCAAGCAGGGCCATGTTCGAGGGAAAGATGGCGTATGCTCAAGGGAAGTCGGCATACGGGGCGGGGAAGATGGGGGCCTTGACCAGCCTGTTGAGCGGGGGGGCAAATCTCTACACGGGTCACAAAAGGTTGAACGGGTAATAATATGCCGATAGTCCCGAAATACCAGCCGACAACCGGAGCAAGCGTTACCGGGCTCCCCGCACCGAGGCAGGGCGGACAGGTAATCAACCCCAGCACGGCGGCATCCTTTGACATGGCGGTAGCTCCCGGCAGGGCGATGCAGGGCATGGCCCAGTCCATCGGCGGGGCGAGCGAGCAGCTTCTGAAGCTCCAGGAACAGAGGAATATACGCAACGACAATATCACGGCCTTGAATCTCTTCACCGAGTACGACGAGGCTGTGAGGCAGATGAACACCGAAGCACTGAGCAGGCAGGGCAGTGAAGTCTTTGGCCTGTACGAGAATCATTCCAAGGCGCTTGAGGAGATCACCAGGAAGACGCTGGAGAAGGCCGGGAATGACCGGGTGAGGATGATGTTCATTGAGCACGCTTATCACACGCAGAACGCAAGCCTGAATCAGATTGCGGCTCATCAGGCATCTCAGGAGAAGGTTGCCCGGGACACGGCGATAGGGAATCTCATCCAGACGCATGTGAACATGATCAACGACGCACCGAGCGAAGAACAGCTTGGGGTATCTATCCAGATCATATCCGACACGATAGATATGCACTATCCGGCAGAGAAAGCCACGGAGATTAAGAGCAAGGTGATTCATGATCTCAAAAAAGCATATGTCCTCTCCAGGGCCGTCAATGATGTTCCGGGCGCTATGGCATACCTGACGAAGTGGCAGGAGGCCGGAGGCATTGATGGCGACGATTACGCGCAACTGAAAGGCTTCCTTGATGCGAAGGGGCGCAAGGATAACATGGATGCCGTTGACAGCCTTCTCAGGGCAAAGTACGGCACAAATTGGGAAGGGATGATCACCGATCTTGTGACGAATAAGGAAAAGTACGGCGTCGATATGGCCGGAATGAATCAGATGGTCAATATCTATGAGGGGCTGATGGCATTCGACGATAAACGGGAAAGAAAAAACCGGGAGAGGCTTGCCCAGGACGAGCTTGCCGGAGCTCTCAAACAGATCGAGATGGGAGATCCCGCATTCGTGGAAGAGGCCCTGAAGACGGCCCTCACATCCCCGAACCTGGATTCCACGCAGAGGACACTTATCAATAACGCCATTGCCTGGAAGCAGGGGCAGGTAACGGAGAAACAGGCATCGGCGGTTATTCAGGGCATCATGGAAGGAAAGTACAAATCCAAGGCAGAGGTGCAGCTTGCCACGTTCGGCATGGGCAAGGTTGGCAACGATATCCAGGAGTTTTACGGTAAGATGGAGTCGGGAGATGCGGAGTTCATGAAACTGGCCGTGGACAAGTACAAGGGCGCGATGAAGGACATGAATCTGAAATCCCCTCCCGCCTATTTCGAGGAATACCTTATGAGGAAGGCGACAGCCGAGAATCTGCATGGGCCTGAAATCCTTGATGCAGCGAACAGGCTCATAACGCCCCTGGAGGCTGGGAGTAAAAAAACCCCTTGGAGGACGATGGAGAAGAAGAAGGAAGTCGGCATGAAGGCCGCACCGGTTCCTGCGGACCCGAGGACCGACCCTGTTCTTGCGAAGTTCGACAAGGCCGATGTTCACGCAGCGTATGCTCAGATTATGGCCGACTTCCCGGGAAGGAATATTACGGCCAGGGACATTCAGCGGGTGCTCGAAGCAAGCCAGGGTCAGCAGAAGAAAGAGGGCGAGAATGCCACTGAATAAGTTCGATACCTCGGTGCTCAACAATCCTGACGATGTTTCCGTGAAGCCGAAGGGGGTATTCAATACCTCTGTTCTCGGCACTCCCGACTATGAGGACATGACGCCTGAGTTCCAGGCATACGCGGAGCTTCAGCACGAAGCCGACTTGAATAAGAGATCCTACTTCGAGAGAGTCATTGACCTGGGCGGCCACCTGATAAGCGGGGCGAAAAGAGCTCCGGGTGATGTGATACGCGGCATGGCAATGAACATCAGGGATGCGTACAAGCCCGAGAATGTGGACGATCTTTTTTATGAGCATCAATTCTTCCTCATGCCTCCATCCGAACGTGCCAGGGCGATGGAAAGGGCGAACAGGAACATAGAGCTTGGCATGGACCCGAAGGCTGCGAAAGAAGATGCATTCAATGAAACCCTGTGGGAGAAGCACGTACACGCGAACGTGACCGCCGATGCCATGATGAAGGTTGCGGACTCCAAGATGTTTCAGCCTCTTCCCGGGTACGAGCACCCCGAGACATTCATGCAGGGAGTGGCCGGAGCTCTCGGTCAACAGATCGTCAGGCTTCCCCTCATGCTCTTCCCTGCGACCAGACCGGCGGCGATCCCCGTCATGCAGATGGAGATTGCCGGGCACACCTACCAGTATCTTATCGAAGAGGGAGTTGAGCCCGACAGGGCCAAGGTTGCCGCGAATATGTCGGCAATGGCTCAGACGCCCCTTGAGTTTCTGGGCGACCTCGTGGCGGTCAAGGCCATTCTCGGCCCCCGGGCCTGGAAGAACTATGTTGCCGGCATTGCCCGTACGATGGGAACGGAAGGATCTGAAGAGTTCGCGCAGCAGTACCCCGATGCAATGGCTACGCTGTGGGCCATGAATCCCGATGTCACGCTCAAGGATATGTGGGAAGAAGTCTCTTCCCGCGAGACCTTCAGGGATGCCCTGTACGCCGGGGCAATCGGGGCGGTCACGGGCGGCATCGTGGCAGGCGGCGGTATCGGGGTAAGGGAAGGCTGGAACAAGTACGTCACAAAGAAGCAGCAGACCATAAACGACCAGAGGACCGGGGCGCTCCTGGGTGCGTTGACCAAGATGCGCCTAGGCGAGAAGTTGACCGATGAAGAGAATACCGCACTGGACCAGGCCATGACGAGCCTGCCCATGGATGCGGTCAACCGGCTCCGGTTCCAGTCTCCTATTGAATCGGACGGAAGAACAACGGTCTTCGAGGGAATGAGGCAGATCCTGCCCGACCCGGCGCAGCATGGGAAAGTGATGGCGGTCCTCGACAGCATGGCCCATTCTTACGCGAAGATCACCGGGAAAGACCCGGAGGACTTTTACGAGGATGAACTGATCGGTGCGGAAAAGACCACCTTGGAGGAGTTTCAGAAGGGCGTCGAGCTTGACATGGCGGCGCAGGGGAGAACGCAGTTTCAATCCGGCGAAGAATATGGTAAAGAAGGAGCCGTGACCTCGAAAAAGGGGCCGGGCGAAAAACCCACCGAAGCAACCCCTAAGCCCGATGGTGGTATAAAACCTGATGCGTACCTTGATCTGTATAATGATCAGGCCGGGAACATTATTCAGCTTCATGAGGTAAGAGATCCCTCCAAAGCCAGGGCCATCAGGGAAGATCTGCTCAAGAACGGATGGACAGGCAGGCCGCTTCTCATTTACGAAACCCCGGACGGAACCAGGTATGCCTTTACCGGAAGCCATAGGCTTGCCGCGATCAAGGAGATTTCTAAAAACTTTGATATTGATGCTTCACATATAAAGGTGCCCGTCAAGAAAGTAGATCCTGAAGGGCTTGAGCGGTATTGTGAAGAGAATGATTGCACCATTGATGATGTTCTGAGTGGTGATGACTACCACAAGCTCGATGTTCTTGAAGAAATCGACCCCAAAGCTGCAAAGTTGATGGAAGAAGAGATAGATGCATTAGACGATTATTTTAACCAGTCCCGCCCCTCGGAGAAGGGGGGCAGCGCGAAGTTTCAACTTGGCGCAACTCCTCTTGGCGCTACCACCTGGACCTCTCGGGGCGAGGCCATTATTCACGCCTTCGAGTCAGCGAACATCTCAACCCCTATTCATGAAATCGGCCATGTGCTTCTCGGCCTGATTGAGAAATACGATCCCATCTCCTACAAGGCCGTTTCCGACTGGCTCAAGATCCCTGAAGAACGGGCGGCAAGGGGCCTGAACGCCTGGACGGACACGGAGCATGAGAAGTTCGCCAAGGGCTTCGAGGTCTATGTCATGGAGGGCAGAGCCCCGACCTTCCGGCTGCAGCCGGTGTTCAGGGCGCTCAAGACCATGCTCTTGGAGATCTACCGCAGAATCCGCAAGCTGGATGTTCAACTCAATGACGATGTGCGTAAGGTCTTCGATCACTGGCTTTCTACCGAGGACGAGCGCACGGAGGATATGATCAGGGATATATCCAACTGGTTTGACGTGGATCAGATACCTCACCCCATGGGCGAGCTCTCGCCTGACGATTATGAGAGCTATGACGATATCGCGTCAAAGGCTCGTGAAATCGTGGCGGCAAAGATAGGTGATAAGCGTAAGCGGATCATGGCGCAGGTCAGAAGGCAGCTGTACCGAATGGCAAAAACTCAGGTCGAAGAGATGGAATACTATCAGGACCTGTCCTATCTCATGAGATGCAAAGGCTTCAACGAGCAGGCCGTGAGGGAGAGCCGCAACTGGTCGAAAGATGAAATGGAGTATTTCAAGAAGATGGGCGTGGTCCGTAAGAACGGCCATAGGGAGCCGGACGAGTTTGTTCATGAACAGGTCTATTCCTACGGCAGAAGCAGTTATGATACCGGTGACGGGTTCCTTGATATGGTTCTGGTCATGCCCTCGAAGACGGAAGCCATACAGGACTTGTATAACAGATTTTTGAGTGAGTACGAGGAGTCCATAGAACAGGAAGAGCGCAACGTCAACGACATGGATGCGATTCTTGAGGCAGAGATTGACATCCTCAATACTTTGATGGGCAAATCCCCGAAAAGAACGAAGATAGCACTCGACCGCCTGGGCAACGTGGAGGCCTTGACCGATGATGATTTAAGGCAGTTGAAGAAGGAATACAAAGACCTTGATGCTGTTGCAAGGGAAGCGTACCGGGAAGGCGTGAGGCAAACGCGGGAGGAATTGGAACAGGTACTGAAAGACACGAAAGCGGCAGGCAAGGAGGAGGTGAAGGCCGCGAAGGGCAAGGCGAAGGAGCAGGTCCAAGCGCTGAAGGAGCATCAGAAAGAGCGCATAGCAGCGATCAGGGCCAGGAACATGGAGAAGATCCTTTCCATCAAGGAACAGCAGCGGGAGAGGATAGCCAAACTCAAGGAACACGCGAAGATCCAGAAGGAGAAGCAGAAGATATTCCGGCGCATGAAGCGGTATCTCAAGAGCAAGCACATGCTCTATGAATACAGGTATCAGCTTCAGCGGTTCCTTGCCGGATACGTCAAGGTGAAGGGCTTCAAAGAAGACCCTGAGCAGCCGGCACTCGACACCTTCCTGAGAAACGCGGTCCCTATTGAGATCAGGGATGATGATTTTATATCCGGCCTGCTTGATCAGGTCCCCTCTCCCTGGAGAGGACCGGACGGTAATGTCCTTGTTCCCGGCAGGAGAAGCCTGGATGATCTTCGGTCTGTCGCCTTGATTGCCGACCTCATTAAAGGCATGGACACGCTCGAGCGTGAGAACCGGAAGGAAGAGGCGATCAGGTTCAGAGAGCAGCTTGCGGAAGGCATCTACAAGGCCCACGGCAAGGAGCCGAGCCAGTACAATGTCACCGGGCCCCTGGTGGCGGACAGGCCTTCATGGTTTGACGGAGTGAAGGACAATATCCATCAGTTCAGCGCGGAGCTTACCAAGATTGAGTTTTTGTGCAACTTCCTGGATGGTCACAAACTGCTTGGACCCATGTTCAACGCGGTCTTCAAGAAGGTTGCCGATGCCGAGAACGCCGAACTTGTCATGTCTAGAGACTACTTCAACAATGCGGCGAAGATCCTCAAAGGCGTGATCAAGGATGATGCATGGTTCAAGAGGAAGTACGACATCCCCGGGATTTCGAAACAGCTTACCCGGGAACAGATGTTCATGATCGCTCTGAACAGCGGGAACCAGGGCAACAGGAAGGACCTGGTGGAAGGCAACAAGATCCCCGACGAGGCGATTGACCATATCTGGGACAACATGCTCACCGAGCAGGAGAGGAATGCGGTAGAAAAGATATGGAGCCTGATCGATACCCTGTTCCCCATGCTGGATAATGTGAACAGGAAGCTCATGGGTATGCCCTTGAAGAAGGTAGAGGGGCATTACTTCCCGATCAAGCACGAGCGCAAGCTGAGCCTGTTCGCGGCCAGAAATGAGGATGTGCAGAACGCGAAGGACGCTTTTGTCGGTCCCGCGTACATGGCATATCCGAGAGCCGGACACCGTGACAAGAGGACCGGGGCGGTGCTGCCCCTGCGCCTGGACATTGGCGTGATAGCCTCACACCTGGAAGAAGCGATCCACGACATCACGCATTCCATCCCGGTCACGGAAGCATACCGGGTGATCATCGACCCCAAGGTTGCGAAGGCCATCACCGACATTGCCGGTGAGCAGATGTACGAGCAGCTTGTCCCGTGGCTCAAGAACATCTCCCGGCCCATGAGGGAAGCAAGGAGCGTTGTTGAATCCCTGTCTCTGAGGATGAGAAAGGGAACCACAGCGGCCTTCCTGGGTCTCAAGGCGACCACCACGGCATTGCAGATGCTGGCAGGCACACAGACCATTGACGAGATCGGTTATGCTCCCGTGATGAAGGCTGTCACAAAATTTGCCGGAAACCCCGTTGAGATGGTGAAGGCTATCAATGAAAAGTCGGTCATGATGCGCTACCGGGGCAGGATGTTTGACCGGGAGATCGCGCAGTTTCACCGGACCATGGCGTCGAAGAAGGTTACACGGGTCATGGAGAAGGTTTCAGCCTGCTATTTCACACCAATCATCGTTCTTGATATGGCCGTGGCATACCCTTCATGGCTGGCGGCTTATGAGAAGGGCTTCAAGGACTTCCAGGGCGACGAAAACAAGGCCGTTGATTATGCCGATTCTGTGGTAAGAAGAACACAGTCCGCGGCGGGACCGAAAGACCTTGCATCCATCCAGAGGGGTAACGAGCTCAAGAAGTGGGTTACGATGTTTTATACCTTCTTCAGTGTGTTTCAGAACCGCATGATGGAACTCAACCGCAAGGCCGATATGCAGGGCATGCTGAAGCCGGAAACCCTGTATATGTACTTCCGAAGCTATATGCTTCAGATCGCCATCCCGGCGGTGCTGTCCTTCATGCTCTATGAGCGCAGACTGCCCGAGGGCAAGGAGTGGTTCACGGAGCTGCTGTACTACCGGCTGACGGGTATACCCATAATCAGGGATATCGCGAATCCGGCACTGAATGGGTGGGATTATGAGTTCTCCCCCGCTGCCGGAGGGTACGCGGCCTTTGCCAAGACCTTCAAGGACTTCAGCAAGACCATAGAGGCGTGGATAAAAGAAGACGAGATCCCCTGGAGCCGTTTGGGAAGAGATATAGTCTGGACGGCGGGATACTGGTACGGGCTTCCTTCGGCTCAGATGCTGATAACTATGGACGGGATTGTCGATTTGTGGGAAGATG